GATGGGTTTGTCGGATTAAGAAATAATTTAGATATTTATAATGAGCTGGTTGTAAAAAATGAATTCCGGGCAGTTCATTTAATAACACCTGATTTATGAAGGGGATGTTAGTGAGGAAGCCTTCAGATGAAAAGCTACTAATTGGAGAAATACAACCTTATGAAGCGTAAGTTAAAAACAGATAAGGAAATTGTGCTTAAAGAAAACGAAGCATTATCTGAAAAGCTTGAGCTTACTGAGAAGCAAAAGGCATTCTGTAAAGAGTATATTTTTGATTGGAATGCAACACGATCATATTTAGCAGCATACCCAAATGTTAATAATGCAGATACAGCCGGTGCAGCTGCAAGTCGGTTGTTAGGGAATGTTAAGATTCAGGCTTACATAACAGAAATACAATGTAATCTTGAAAAGCTCGCAGGGCTGAGTAGGTTAAAAGTGATAAACGAACACATGAAGCTCGCATTTTCATCTATTGCTCATCTTCACAACACTTGGATTAAAAGAAAAGAGTTTGAGTACCTGACAGAAGATCAGAAAGCCTGTATTGCTGAAATAGATTCAAAGGTTAAAACAGAATACGCTTTTGACCCTGATAACCCAAAAGAGAAAAAACCTCTTGAAGTAGAATATGTCAGGGTTAAACTTTACGATAAACAGAAAGCACTTGACAGTATTTCAAAGATGCTTGGTTATGATGCACCTTCAAAGATGCAGATTGACGTTGATGTAAAAGATATGCCCGATATAATTATCAAGTCAGATGATTGAACAGATAGTTTCACGGCCACAACTGAAGATACTTACGTCTGTTAAGCATATTAACTTATTCCTTGCAGGGGTAGGATCAGGCAAAACACATCTGATGGGCATTAAATCCTACCAATTGATAAAGAAATACCCTAATGTCAGGGGCTTTATCGGTGCAAACACTTACTTGCAGTTAACCCAGTCAACATTATTCAGGATCCGGGAATATTGGAAGTCAATTGGTATAACGGAATACGATAAGCAAAACAATCCATATGGTCAGTATGTAGTAAATAAGAAACCGCCTTCACATTTCATAACGGCGGGTCATAACTTTGATGAGTATTATGGCATAATCTCATTTAAAAACGGATGGGTTGGATTCACCGGGTCAATGGATAGGGCAGATGTTCACTCAGGGAAGGAAATAGGATGGGCGATGTTGGACGAGGTAAAGGACACGGATGAAACCGATATTAAAGAATATATCTTAACCAGGCTACGACAGCAGGGTATGTTTGTAAAAGACGGTCAGTTGTCGGATAATGGCGAACCGTTTAACCCTATTTACTTTTTCACGTCCCCGGCTAAAGAACAATGGCTTAATGAGTGGTTTTCACTTGAAAAGTATATAAGTGAAATATCCTCCATGATCTATTCTGATAAGACGTATTTTTATAAACTCTTTGATGATAAGTGTGTGACAATTTCATCAACATTTCACAATCAAAAGAACCTTCCCACAAACTATATTCAGGATATACTTAACAATAACTCAACAGAAAGAGGGAAGGCACTCGTTTACGGCAATCCTTTTTCCACGACAGGGGGAGAATACTATTCATCTTTTGAGCGATTAAAACACGTTGGTAATGCTCCTTATGATCCTTCACTTCCGATTCATATTTCCTTTGACCAAAACTCAGTGCCTTATAATTCAGCTTCAATATGGCAGGTGATGAGAATAGAAGATATATGGGAACTGAGGGCAATAAATGAGATTGCGCTTGTCAACCCACGTAATAGCACTGAAGATGTTTGTGATGAGTTTATGGCAATGTATCCTAACCATAAATCGGGTGTGTTTTATTACGGTGACGCCTCTGGACATAACCGATCAACAATGTCAAAGGACTTTAAACATCATTACGAAATCATTGAATACAAGCTCAGAAAATTTCTTGTTAATGGATCAGACAGAACATTAAGGGTCAATCCCTCTGTTGTGCTTCGTAGGGACTTTGCAAATAAGTTATTTGAAGGTAAGTTACCAGTAAGGATGGTTATTGATGAAGGGTGTAAATATCTTATTGCTGACCTAATGTATTGCAAGCAGGGACTTGACGGGGGAAAGGATAAGCACATAGTTAAAGATGCTGACACAGGGGAGAAATACCAAAAGTACGGACACTTTGGCGACAATTTTGAATATCTGATAGTTGAATTATTTAAAACATATTATAATGGATAAGATCGCAGGGCTGGAGTTATTGAAGGGGATAATTGATAAGGAGATCAGACATGAAGATTATGACCGGGTGGTAAAACTGTCCGATAAGTATTATAAGCTCAAGACAGGTGACGGCATTGAAGCCCTATTAAGGAAGGTAGAGGGAAAAGTAACAGATGAGGAGTTTGACCGGATAAAAGATATTTACCGTTCGATCATTCCCGGTACGCTCAACTCAACAAAACTGCCATTCCAGAAAGCAGCAAGGAAACAGCCTATTGTAAGGAAGATTGACTTTCAGGCAGGATCAGAGGCAAAGAAACTTGAGATCGAGACATATATTGCTAAATATTGGGGTGATAAGTCATTGGAGAAATACCTTGAATATGCCTTTATTGATTATAACTATATTGACCCTAATGCTTTTCTTATAACAGAGTTTGATGAGTTCGACCCGAAAAAGGAAAAAGCTTCTCCATATCCATTTGTTGCAAGTTCTACTCAGGCGATAATGTTTGAATACAAGAATGAGATACTTCAATATCTTGTCGTACAACTCCCAATTAAGTATGTAGCAAACGATATTGAACAGGAAGGGGTTAAATATACAATATATCTTGGTCCTGATACTATTGTTATGTCAGAGGTTGGCAGTGCAAATGTACCAGAAGATGCTGACAGTGTTATTGAAATCAGAAGTAAGTATTACGCTGTTTATTATTACCAGCCGAAAGCAGAAAAAGTACCCGCTATCCGTTTCGGTTATATACGGGACGAGGTGACAAAAGGCAGGACGTTTGTTTCAGTGTTCCATTCGGTGATTGGGTTTCTTGAAAAGACGCTGAAGATAGATTCAGAGTTAGACCTGTCAACCAATATGGTTGCCTTCCCTCAGAGGTTTCAGTATGTTACCCCTTGCGCTAACCCGGGATGTAACAGAGGTTTTATGCCTGATCAGAAAGAATGTGATGTTTGTCACGGTACAGGGGTGCAAACAGCTCACAGGGGGACGTTTGATATAATGGAGATAGCCCTTCCACGCAACGCCACTCCCGAACAGATGATTGACCTTAATAATCTTCTGGTCTATAAATACCCGCCGATAGAGTTATTGACGTTCCAGAAAGATTATCTTGAATACCTAAAACAGACAGCTTATGAGCTGATGTTCAATGTTGACCGCTTCACACGCTCTCAGGTATCCATAACAGCAACAGAAAGTGTTCAGGGGCAGGATAACATGAATGACACACTTTATCCTTTTGCCCGGCATTACTCATCTGTCTGGGAATTTGTTGTTAAGGATATTGCCACTTTCACCGATCTTGGTACTGGACTGGAGGCACAGCATAAGTTCCCGAACGATTTTAAGTTCAAAACACTCTTTGACCTGATGGCAGAGTTAAAACAAGCAAAAGATGCGGGTGCTTCCACCTCTACCATTTCAGCTATTGAAGATGATATAAATGAAATACTCTATTCAGATCGTCCGGGGGAGTTAAAGGAAATAAGAGTCAAAAATAACATTAATCCATTCCGGGGCTATTCAGAAGCAAACATTCGGTTTATCATATCGCAGGGCAATACAACACTTTATAACCGGACACTATGGGAGAATATTGAATCGATCTTTCAGGAACTTGAAAGGGAGAATGAAAACCCCTGGATATATGATATGGATGAGAAGCTGATTGCTGAAAAGGTCAAGGCAAAAACCGAGGAGTATATTGACCGGATTGCTTCCGAGAAGGAGGTGCAAATACCAGAAGTAAACCAACCATTTAAAAATGAATAAACTATTATTAATCATTATTCTTTGCTTTTCGTCCCTCTTTGTTGGGGGTCAGACATTATCAATACTTTATGCACCTACCGATGCAAGGATGGGTGTGAGGTATGACAAGCAGGCTAAAATAGGATATTACGCATCTGCTTCTTACGGTAATTACCGTTATGATGAGTTCTATGTAGAAGATCACCAGAAGTATTCTGCAGGTGTTTCGCTTTACAGGGGTGACAGACCGGGTAATTATACCTTTCTTTCTTTTGGACTGTCATACCATGATTATGGTAGGTATAATATTACTGAAACGAAAGCTCTAAAACCCGTATCATTTGATATTGGTGCCGGTGCTTTGATTGGTAAGTTCATTATTGGCTTTGCCTTTGACCCTAATAAGTTGGAGGGAGAAATATTTACAGGTTTTAAATTTTAGAGATGAAGTTCTCTGTTATCATACCGTCTTATATGGGGCCTTATCCTTCCGCAGCTCACAACCGGGAGGATAAACTGCCACGTGCAATATATTCATGTCTAAATCAGACTTTTGATGATTTTGAGATCCATGTTATTTGTGATGGGTGTGATAAGTCATTTAATATTGTAAGTAAAATATTTGATTTGAGACTGAGAAAATGGAAGATTGAACGTAGTAAGTTATGGTCAGGACGTCCACGCAACAAAGGCATTGAGGAAGCGCAGGGAGAGTTTATCGTTTATCTTGATGCAGATGATATCTGGGGAGAGAACCACCTTAAAATCATTTCAGAGGGAATTAACGGCTTTGATTGGGTATGGTATAATGACATCCGTTACAAACCACTAAAAGATATATGGATAGAAAACCCCTGTGATATACGGGTACTTGGAAAACACGGGACATCAAACATCTGCCATAAAAGGAGTATGGATATGTTCTGGGATGAAGATGGCAAGTATGCACATGATTATGTATTTGTTCAGAAACTATTAACAAATAACAATTTTAAAAAGATTGCAACACCGGAGTATTATGTCTGCCATATTCCCGGAACCATGCAGTCAGGAGGATACGATGTATGAAAGTAGCAGTGGTCACAATAACATTTAATAGGTTAGAATTAACAAAAAAAACTATTGAATCATTTTGTTCAAAGACAAAGGTTGATTTTCACCTCTTTGTCGATAACGGTTCAACAGACGGCACCCAGAATTGGATAAAAAGGTATCATCATATCCCACTTGAAAGAAATTATGGTATTGCTTATGCCTTCACAGCCGGAGTTAATGCGCTGGAGGGTTATGACTATATCCTGAAACTTGATAACGACATTGAAACGGTATCGGATAATATCATTGAACGGATGCTGGAATTTTATAGGTTAAACGGGGATAAATTTGTTTGCTCACCTACTGACCTTTTATTGGATCCTAACTTTGCTCCACGCTCGCTTGCTAAAGTAAACATGAATGGCTTTAATGTGGAATATGTCACTCATACCGGAGGTGCATTTCAATTAATCCCTATCGATGCTTGCCGTAAGTTATGTAATGAATTTCGCTCACTTTCAAAAGGCGACCTGACGATTGGTGGTTTTTTCCAGAAGATAGGATATAAACCTGTTTACCTTCGTGACCTTGAGATGAAACACGTGGGATTGAATCAGTCAACACCCGGCAATGTGTATGTATTATGAAATATGATCTTATAATAGTTGCAAAATCCTCCAGTAAGGACCTTATTCAGGTTACTCAAAATTGCATCAATTCAGCACGTGCAGATGGTGCAGATATGAATGTTATTGTAGTTGAGACTTCCGGGTGCGTAGTGAAATATGATGGAGTTGATCAGGTTGTCAGTTATGAGGGGGATTTTATTTATAACCGTGCGCTTAACCTTGGTTTGAAATATGCCGAAGGCGACATTCATATACTTGCAAATAATGATCTGATATTTCTTCCTGGCTGGTCAAAGATAGGCGATATAATGATTGCCAATAATCTTGACAGTGCGTCCGCTCTATCAGAAGATCCCCGGCAAAAAGACTTATTAAGAGGCGAATATATCTACCCTTATAATGAGATTGGGAGGTTCCTGACTGGTTGGTGCATTTTCGTTACACGTGAATGTATAAAGAAAATAGGGTCATTAGATGAATCATTTAATTTTTGGTATAGCGATAATGTATATGGTGACCAACTTATCAAAGCAGGATTAACTCATGGACTTGTATGTAATGTTCAGGTCAATCATATAACCAGCGCAACACTCATGACTGTTCCCCCAAAACTAAGGAAGCAGTATTCATATGATAACGTGTTAATGTATAAAATAATAAAAAAGATTAAGTATGCCGGTTGAGAAAGAATTAAAAAAGGTTATTCCAAAAATCTATAAATGGAATGTTGAGAACCTGGGGCTTTTCTTCTGGATCAGGGCGCAAATTACCGTATTACCTGCCATAAGGATTGATCAGGCTATCAATAGCTATTTTAGGTTTATCGGGGCGTCCCCTGATGAATGGGATTATATGGGTGCAAGGACGACTTATTTTAGGATGCAAAAGGAGTTTTTTGAATGCGAGCGCAATGAACCTGCCACGTCGGATAGATGACATATTAAATAAGAAGCAGGCACTTATTGATAGGTACCGTGACAGGCTGGGGAACTCAGTTATCCGCTTGCAGAGTGAGCTATTTGAAAAAACTATAACTGAACTGATTCCACTGTTGGATATCAAAGATGGAGTTATTCAGGATACGGCAAATAATTACAAGGTCATCTCCCAGGTTGATAAGATCTATAATGACTTCAATAAGTCGGTTATTTCGCAGATATTTCCGGAGATTGCAAAAGGGACAGAGCAGATCGCAGCACTAAATAATAATGTCTTTAATCTTGTCATGTCCCGTGACCTGCCGCCAAACTTTGAAGCTGTGTTGACCAATGCTAAAAAGTTAATGGATGCACGGCTCGGAATTGATTACAGCCTAAGTAAAGGGCCTCGAGTAGTAAGGGGAAGCTACCTGTATTCAATTCTAAAAGATACCGGGGTGACTGAGTTTAAGCAACTGATGTTAAAGGGTGTCACGGCACAGATACCAATAAAGGATTTTATTGCATCTATTAAGGAAAATATTGTCGGGGGTGAGGAGAAATACGGAAGCCTGACACGTAAACTCAGGATGTACACTTATGATCTTTACCAGCAGTATGATGCTGCTTATAATGTCAAGCTCGCTCAGGAGTTTGGTTTAACATGGTTTGTTTACCAGGGAGGGTTAGTAGAAGATACCCGTGACTTCTGCCGGGAACATAATAACCATGTTTATTCTATTAAGGAATCCGAAGGGTGGAAAACATGGACACCGAGAGATGCGGTTAATATAACCGAATTTAAGCAGAAAGATTTGGATAAAGTACCGTCTTATCTTGACTATCCCGGGTATGATCCTTTGATTGACAGGGGAGGTTATAACTGCCGTCACCAGCTCGGATTTATACCGGATGAGTTGGCTCAGAAGATGAGAAGTGTAAAATAATAACATTATGTTTTATGCAAATAACTATAATCATTTAAAATTTACATCAATT